CCAAGGAGACCAATCACGGCACTGATCACCGCTGCGAACGATCCCATAACAGCGATGATGTTCTTGATGGGCTTGGGGAGGTCTGAGAATCGATCTACGAACCAGCCAACGGTCTTGACTGCCAACGTGAGCATCGGGAGCAGCGTGCTACCCAGCTCAATGGAGACCGCCATGAAGCTGTTCTTGAGGATGTCAAACTGAGCGCCGAAGCCCTGCGTCTGAATCTGGAACGCCTGCATAGAAGCGCCAGCTCGTGCATTCTCGTTTGTGATCTGGCTGGCTACACGAGCGTAGTTCTCGCCATCGTTTGCGGCGAGGGCCAATGCGCCTCGCACGGAACGAATCTCTGGGAACAGTGCGGTGTACGCCTCGGCTGTGCCTCCGGTGGCAACCCGGAGGGCTTCCATGGTGCCTTGCAGACCGAGCTGGTCGAGCATGAGCGCAGCGCTTTCGTACCCGAGCTCCTTCACCACGGCGGTGAGGTTCTCGCTCGGGTCGATGAAGGACTGCATCAGGCGGGCCAGGCTCGTGCTGGCTTCGGCCGCACCCATACCGGCCAAGGTCATGGCTGCAATGGCCGCTGTTGCTTCGTCAGCTTGCACACCCACGGCCGCTGCCATGCCGACCCAGTCGCCCATGGAGCCAGCGAGCTCTTCAAAGGTGATGACGCCAACATCAACAGCCTTGAACAGCGTGTCCGAGATGTCTGCGGCGTCACCGGCCTGGAGGCCGTATGAGTTCAGGGCCGCTGTGATGGCCCTTGCGCTGGTGGTTGTGTCGGTGAGGCCAGCCGACGCAGCAATGGCCGACTGCTCTGTGATTTCAAGAGCGCCTGCCCCTGCAAAGCCAGCCGCTTGAACGTCGTAGAGGCCATCGGCAATGACCTTGGCGCTCTGCGGCATGTTGCGGCTCATGCTGAGCACTGCCTCACCAGTCCGCATGAACTGGAACTCGCTCAGACGAGCGATTGACTGGACGTTCAGCATGCTCCGCTGGAAGTCGCTGGCCTTGGCTGACATTCCGGCGAACGCAAGAGACGTGCCAACGCCGCTGGCAGCAATCTTCTTGGCCGCACGAGAGAGCTTGGCTTCAACAGCCTGCATTGCCTGACCGGCAGCCTGCATGATCTTGGTCGTGGCTTGGATGCCCTGGCCAAACTTGGCTATTGCACCTTCGGCCTCGGCAAAGCCCTTGATCAGATCCCCGGGATCCGCTCGTAGGCCAATCTTAATGATTTCGTCCACATCAGCTCCGCTTCGGTAAGCGCCAGTTCCAGATATATCTACGCTCTTCCACGGCTTGCCGCTGCGCCCCAGCCAGTGACTCGCAACCGATGCAACGGGTGGCCACAACCTCTAGCGGAGATTCATCTTTGACCGTGCCATCTTCGTTCATCCAGTCTTCTGGTACTGTTCCGCAGGTTCCACATCTCTCCGCTTGATTGCGAATCCATGCGATTGCTTTGTCTTGGTCGAGCTCGTCCCATTCTAGGAATTCGCTATGCGGTATTCCGTGCGGTACGCAATACGCAAGCTGTTCCGCTAACGCCGAATCGGACGAGATCCGTTTCCCATGTCAACAATCTTACGACTGGTGTTGGCTTCGAGAGCAGCCGTGAACAGGGCACTAATTTCTGCACTGTTCCACTCGGGACCATTGAGGTACTCAATGATCTCATCTTCGCTGCCGAACTCACCCTCCTCGTCCACCAGGGACTTGGCGATGAGCGCCGTCGGGAAGGTCTCAGGGTTCCAGGGGAAGGTGTCAATCTCCCCGCCAGCCTCCTCGATCTCCGCCTTGAACTCGGCAGAGACAGGGTGGTCACTGGCGAGCTGGTCATAGTTCTTATGACCGATAGCCCTGAGGACGAACTTGATGCAGTTATTCCTCAGGGCCTTCTCGGCTGTATCCAGGCGCTCCCACGCTTGGTCTCGCTGAGCAAGAAGCAGTGCGTCGTCTGAACGTGCTTTCAGGCGCATGTCCAGCTTCTCGACTTCTCGCTTTGCGTCCTCGTATTCCTCTGCGTACTCCGACTCTGTAGCGATGTACACAGTTTTGGAGTTGGGCTTCTTGGCCTTGCGGGCGTGGCTGGTGCCAGAACCCTTGGCCTTGGATTTCGAGGTGGTCGTAGTGCGTGTCATATCTCAGTCCTTCGTGTGTTTGATTGCGAACTATCAGGCAGCGGTGACGCCGTCAACAGGAGGACCGGTGAGGGTCCAGCCGACCATGTACTGGGCGGCTTCGTTGCCTGCGGTGTACATCCGGCTGTTGCTGGCGATCTCCACCGGCCACATCTCGTACTCTTCGACTGCCGCTGGGAGCGCCCCGGCGATACCGCTGTGGTAAATGGCCACGTAGCCAGCGGTGCCCTTGGCGAGAGCATCCTTGATGGTGGTGTTGTCGCTGAGGTCGTACATGGTGGTGGAGCTGGCTTCCACCGTGTCTTCACCAGAGATCTGGGAAACGAATGCGTTGTCCAGGTCGGGTGCTGAGATTGGGTTGTTGCTGAACGTAAAACCGCTGACCTCTGCAATTTGGGGGCTGAGGTGTGTACCTGCGGTGACTTCGGCCACCGTCATTGCTGCGGGCGCTGCAACAGTCGCAACGAAGTACATCTTCGTTGTGCCCTTGCGCATAAAGCGATCGTCTGCCATTTGGCGTTCTCCTTCAAGAGTGGGATCTTCCTCTGCGAAGGGTAGCGCATACAGCCAAAGAAGCTAGCCAAGACTCAGCGCAGCCCCTGGAGTTGGGATCCAGGGACCACGCTCAACACTCGCTAGTCGAACTCAGCGGGTTCAAACTCAGGCGGGTCGAGATCTTCCACCTCGTGGACTGGCTCGACGTCTGGGGTCGGTACGACCCCGTCTGCGAGCTGCCAGCCCTTGTGGACCCAGGCGCTGGTGAACGCCTTCTCGGTGGTGGTGAACGTTCCACCAGTAATTGGGTGATACAGCTTGACTTTCTCCATCATGCAACCCCCGACTGAGGGGCCTTGACTGGCGACACTTGGCTGCGAGTCACAACGGAAAGCACGGCAGCGACAGCCGCAGAAATAAGTGCCTGCTGCTCTCCGCTGATGTCGAGGCCGAAGCCAGTGGCCAATGCAATCAGCGCCATGATGGCACCGATCACCATGGCAGGCTCGCGACCCCAGAGATTTTGAACTTGGTTCATGGAATTCTCCTTGTGGTTAGCTGCTTATCTTAATCAGATTAATCAGGCCGACCAGGGCAAGTGCGACAGAACCCATCCAAAGAACCACGAGCGGCCACTTCTCATGCCAGAAATGGCGGATTTTATTTTCGTGTCTATGGAGGTGCATATTAATTCCATTCATGCGTGACCCTGGTCATGAAGACTTAGCTCGATACGCGCGAGAGTTCGCTCCATTTGGAGCAGGGTGGTGGCTGTGGTTTTTGACTCAAGACTTACGGTGGCAGCAATGGCGCTGTTCTCGCTGACCCGTGTCTCGATGCCATTGAGCTGTTCCCGGAAAGCACTGACGGGAACGATCTTCCCTTGGATGAGTGCGTACATGCTTGCCGCCGCAATGCTGAGCAAGATAATGCTCGCTCCGCCTTCGCTGGCCTTCTCGAAATTACTGCTCGCCTCTGTTGCTGATTGGGCGAGGTCCACCCCTGAAGTCGCGAAGATCATAGACCACGCGATAGTGAGGATTCTTAGTGAAAACATTTCCATGGGGTTGGCCTTTCCGGCGCTAACTGAACTTGGCTCTGAACGTGACTATGTCATTGCTTTGCCAAAGAGAGTGGCCGCTATCAACGACCCCGCTGTTCTCTTCAAGAACTACCCATGTGATTACTTCACCGCCCGCAGTCACCTGCGCTCGGCTGTCGCCCACTATCGTATCGAGTGTTTTCTGCTGCATCCAGGCGGCCTGTTCATACGTGCCTCCAACTGAACACAATTGAACTCTATAATCTATCCAGTCGACGAGGCTGTTCAGTGAGCTGTCTGGCGTCTTCGCTCGCTGGGTCATGATGACACCGTATGGCAATGTGGGGGTGTCGCTTGGTGGTTCACCAAGACCCCAGGTCTTGCCGGTACCAGTTTCGAGGGTGGAGACCAGAGCTGCAAAGAAGTCTTTGCTATTCATGTCAGAGTTTCCCGTCTACAATTCTTTCAGCGAGGTCGGCCATGTCTTTTCTCATACGCTCTCGAGCCTCCCAGTAAGAGGGGGTGATGTGGGGCTGCCCGCTCTGTGCGTAATGCCTGCCCAACGAGTCTACGCCTACAAATCCGTACTCCAGCCGCATGGCGTACTCCTCGAAGGTGATCACGAGGGCGTCAAGACCACTGTAGATCAGCTCCCACGAGTCTCGATAGTTGCCTGTGTCTACGGGGCTGCGGTCCCGAATGTCGTGCCAGAGCTCGACGGCGTTCGCAAAGACGATTTCATGGACCTCCACGTTGATGGCATACCGATTCCTTCGAGCGAATCGCTTCCGCAACGCATCGAGCTCCTTTCGGGGCACGTCAAGTACGACTCCGGCTACCATCAGGGGTCTCGCTTCAGCACACGCAGCTCGGCCAAGATCTTGCGGGACACTGCAAACGTGGTGTAGTTCACACTGACAATGAGCAGCTCCTTGCCTGGGAGTTGGTCGTCCCTGAGGCTGGCTGTCACTGTGACAACGTCGTTCTCTGCCACCTGAGCAGCGTCCAGGGGAAGCCTTACGGTGTAAGTGTTCTCTTTGATCTCGCCGCCGCCCTCAGTCCGGCTGCGTGGTTCTGCCGCATAGGTGGTGACCATGGCCTTGCCACTGTAGATGGTGGTGTCGGCTGCGCTTGCGGTGTAGGTACCTGTGCCGTTGTCAAAGGTGCCTGCGTCAGCGTCACGACCGGGGCGGACAATCGTAACGGCGTCCACCATTTCTCGTTCAAGTACTCTCTGGGCGCTGTCCAAGTTCATCGGCATACTGGATGATCTTTCCCTTGAGATTTTCCATGATCAGAGCAGTGAGGCTGCCCTCTTTGCCCCATTGTTGGGCATCCAGAACTTCTGCCTGGATTGTATTCGGATTGATTTTCTCAATCAAGGCTACTGCAAAATCTATCCCGGGCTGGATGCCACCTTCATTTACCTGATGAATAACAGCATCCCCTTCGAACTTGATGCCAGCGTTGGTAGCCAGGTAGACGTTGGTTGGCTTGCCTGTCTGGGCCATGATCTGCACGCCATGGATCTTGTCTGAAATGTCCTCGTCGTTGAGGAAACAAGTGCCATTGCCAAGAACATCGAGGTCAAGCTTGACGCGATTCATACTCATCTTTACTCCAATAGGTCTGTGTAGTCTTCATTCTGTGAGAATATCGGGGGCTCTTCGTCAATGTCGTATGGCTTGTTGTCTTCTCTGGTCCTGTATTCGCTCTGTCTGAACACGGGCGGCTCTTCGTCTTCAGGAGCGATCGGCGCAGGGTACCAGTCCACACCGGGAGGCACGACTGGCTTCCTCTCCTTGCCCGGAACGCTCCAGGTAATATCGTACGGCAGCCCGAGCCTGTCTAGCTTTGACTGCTGCTCTAGGTTCAGGTTGGGTATCATCCCCTGCTGGATGCCCCTCCGATACAGTTCGTCTGGCTCTTTCATCGTCGATACACTCCTCTAGCTCTTAGAACGTCGTCAATCAATGGAATGAGCTCTGCTAGTTCATCGTCATCCCAGTGATGATAGGCAAAGCCCAGGTCCTCGGTCCACAGGGCAAGCTTAGCCTCCTCAAACGACTTCCCCGACAGCTCGAGAATTCTCTGCGAGTACAGCCTGGCCCATATCTCTCGGGGGTCATTCAGATATTCGTACGTTGACGTGACCGCAGAGTGGTTGATCTTAGCACCAGGCACGACATCGGCCACATAGCTCAGGATCTCTTCCCTCAGATTTCTCATCTTCCTTGTGTTCCTAGCGGCGCGAAGCAATTTTGCCTGGGCCACGATCTCCGGAGTTATGCGGGCGGCAACTCGACCGTATACTGCGGCGTGCGATTCCAGGTACATTCCTTTGACCGTGGCCTCATAGTAGATGGGCTTTGCACCAGGGCTCACGTCGAAGGAATCCATCAGAGTATTGAAATCTATTCGAGCTCCGGTGGTTGGATGCAGGAACACATCGGGGTCGTTGGTGCCCAGTTTTGCTGTGATGTTTGTGATCCAGTCGTCAGCCCTGTCTGAGATGAAGGTGTTGTTCAGTGAGAAGTCAAAGTCTTGGTAGTGACCATGCTCGTGAGCAAAGATCGCAAGCCTCGACCCTTCCGACGGCGGCCCGAACCCAACCGCCTTCTTCTGCTTTTTGGTGAGGCCGAGATACTCAATGCCATCGGCCTTGTGTCCATCGTGGTTGACGAAGAACATAGGTTGCTCATCAAAGACAGAGGGATCGAACAAGCCCTTGTAACTAGCGTCGCCTTCGAACTTCCACTTAATCTTTCGAGTGTCTGCACGCAGACCATAGCGATTCCCATGGAGAGCGTTCCAGGACCGGAGAGACTCTTCATCAAGCAGACCTGTGATTTCATCTGGCACGTCTTTGAAGATGTCAGTTTCTTCAGCCAGGCTGTAGGGCAGCCCCTTGAACAGTTCATCCTGGTCTTTGAATTCAACAGGTTCGGTGTACGCCTTTGTTCTAGCGATGAGATCCTCTCGCCGAGCCTGCTCTGCCTTTACGGCTGCCTTGTCAGCCTCGTAGGCTGCTATCTGCCTGTCGTAATCTAATCTCTCTTCGGGCGTCATGGCAGCGAGCCGCTTCTCGAGGCTGTCGTCAAGCATCGCCTGGCGTTTCGCCTTCTGCCTTGAAGAGCGATAGCGATAACTAGGATTGCCCCTGATCACCGTGTAGTCGAATCTGTTCCAGGCCTCTCGAGAGTAATACTTGATTTCGCCGGCAATGAAATCAAGCCTTGACTTGAGGTACTCTATGGAGACTCCGAGGTCGTTGAGCCTGACCTCCAGCCACTCGGCCATGCTGGCCATGCGACTGCGAATCTTTGCGTAACCATTCTGGGCTATGTCCCTGGTGGTCTTCAAGAATTCAATCGCCTGTGCTGCTACGTCCTCGTAGTGCTGGAGAGCCTCTTCTGTGATCTTTTGCTTGATCTCGTCAAGCTTCAAGGAGTCAGCGATGGTAGCCCGTGGACCCAAGAACCAGCCCTTGCCTTTGCGGCCGGGAGTGTCAGCATCAAAGAAGATATTTCCCAGGGCGTAGACGCCAGCTCCACTCCCGTCGTCGATGCGACGAGCGCCCTTGAAGAACGTGCGGATGGGGCCGGTGTCACTGAGCAGACGACGAACCAAATTGCTTGAGCCATCAATGACCACGCCTGCGCCACGAACCATCGACTTGGCAAGGTCGCCCATGTGCCTGGCCAACTGCGGCGGCGTCATGATGGCCCTCTTGGCCAAGTCTTTCCAGTCGTAGTTCTTGGTTGCGTCATAGATATCGATCAGTGTTTTCTTTGGGTCTGTGAACACTGGTCCGTATTTGGCAATGAGATCAGCGCCGAAGGTTCCCTTCTTGAAGTCACCAACAAAGTGATATCCCTCAATGGCGTCCCGATAGATCCTCCCCAAGAATGTTTTCTTGCCAGAGGTACTTATCCACTGCCCGAAGTCATCAAGAAATAACTGCGTGGCTTCCCACGTGCCTTCGATCTTCTTGATGGTTTTGTTCGCTGTGTTGATTATGCCCTTGTCCCACAGGTCCATGGCTGCGTCGGCACTGGCATGCATGAACGAAGTCATGCTGCGGTCACGGTATGCAGGGCCGAAGTATCTATCGGTGGCCTTGAGTATGTCCGTCACTTCATCTGCATCGAGCCTGAGGATCTTAGAGATATCAAACCTGTTGAAGCCTTGGATTCTAAGCTCTGCGAATATGCTAATCATTTCGCTTTGGCGCATCAAGAGCTCCGGCCCAGTAAGACCGACCCCCGAGTCCTCAATGATGCTGACAAGCTCTTTGCGCCCCAGCTTTTTGATCAGTGTGCCCTTGCCCATTCTGTCGAGCTGCCTAGCACTAGGGGCTGCATCGCCCAGGTAGCTGGCGATCTGCTCTTTGCTCAGGGAGTTTATCACGAACTGTCCGTGAATTCTCAGTTGGGGCAGAGGGAGGCTTGCGATGTTAGAGGTTTTCGTATTGACGTACCTACGAACCAGCCCCTTTGCATCATCGACGCTATCAACCCTGCCGATCAGAGTTCTCGTACTTATGCCAATGGACTGGAGAGACACCGTGTTACTGGGAACAAGAACGGCAAGCTTCTTACCGCCTGTTGCCAGAGACAATTCCTGAGTGATGCTGCGCAGACGGACCCCGTCAACTACAGCGCCCCGGTTAAGCCTGGCGGTATACCGCAACGGAGCCCAGTCCGGCACGATACGCAAGTCGGGTTGGATCCAGCCCGTGGGGCTCAGGCGGAACCCAGCCCTGAATGTACCACCGGGGTTGATGGTCAAGTGGCTCAACAGCCCTGGCTTGTAGCCCAGGGCATCAATCATTTCCTTGCGGACCATGGCGGCAAAGATGTCATTGCCAAAGCCGTCACTCCTGACGACCTTAGCGACCAAGCCCTGCCCTTCCATGGCTGCTCGGAGCTCTTGCCGTGTCATGTGGCGACTTGTGTTCACAATGGTTGACTGGATCTTGATCGGGCGACTGAGCCAGTTCCATCGTGGACCACGCCAAGCCTCTCCACCCAGGCGGGGCAGGCTGATTCGACCAATCGGAGATGAGTATCGTGGCTCCAAGTAGTGAGACCTGGTCGCCCGGTAGAAATCACCGAGGCGATCTGCCAGATCAGGGTGGGCTGCACCAACACGAGAGGCAAAGAAGTCTCCGTAGTGAGCCTGGATGCGGTTCATCATGTTGAGCTCGGCGTGGGTGCGGTCCGCTGTGCGAGTCAACGTGACAAAGTTGGTCCATGACTCCCCGTCAGCAGTCCTTAGGATCTGGCCGGGGTTCATGTCGAGGAGCTCGTAGACCCAGTCTGGAGCAATTTCCCCGGCAGCCATGTTGTCGATGTACTCCGTCATGTGTTGGAAGATGGCGTCTTCACTTGGCGGGTTGTAGGCGTGGCGCTGGATGAACTCATCAATCCTCAGGCGGAAGGCTCTGTATTGCTGATCAGATTTCAGCACCGCATTGATGGCTACCTGCCTTAGCTGGGCGTCTGTCGCCAGGTCAAAGGCCAGGCCGATGAGGTTCACGTCGATTTGTGCCTGCGAGAACTCAATTGCATCGCCAATTAGCGAAGTGAACTTAGATTCTTCAATGGCATCGCGCCTACGATCCTTGATCCCCTTGGGCGGAGGCTCGCCAGGCACAGGCGAGAAGGTGCGGGTGCAATTCGGGTGCGCAAGTAGATACGCACGGGCATCCTCTTCATTGAAGAGCTCACCATTGACCTTGAATGGATCGTCATGGGAGATAAGCCCGCAGTCGGCCCCGTCAGAACAGAGAAATGCCTGGACCTTGTTCTTGACTCCGCCGTCAATAATGCCGAGATTGTATGCTCGCTGGGCATCGCTGCGAATAAGCATTGACTGATACGTGCCATTGGCCCAGCGACCACTGTCGCCCACCCTCGGGTTGAGAATGTGATGCCCTAGCTCTTCGGCTTGGTAGCGCTCACCCTTGCGAAACTTGTTGATGTTCCCTGTGGTTCGCACAGACCGGCGTGCATGGATCTCGCTGAGGGCCTGTCCCTCTTCGCGCACGGAGGTGATAGAGCTCAGCTCCCGCCGTGTTGGCTGGTAGTCAGGCGGCAGTCCTGAGGCGACAAGTCCTTGGCGATATATTTCCTGGATGTCACTGCCGTAGAAAGCTTCCGCCTGCTCACTAACGACCTGGATTTCGCCCTTCAGCCGCCTTTGGACTGTGCGAAGGCGACTCCTGCTGCCGCCCTGGTAGTAATCCAGGGCATTGAAAATTCGCTGCGACTCCAGCCGTGTGATAGAAGCACTGATCTCCATCTTCCGGCGTCTCGCCCGAGTGAAGATCTCACCGGCTGACTCTTCAGCCATTAGCGAGTGCGGTCAGGGCGAGCCATCTGATACACGGCAAGCCCGAGGATCTCGGCCGAGTCTTCCTCGGACTCCAGACCGGTACCACCTGCGGCTGTGAAGGCGTCAATCTGGTTGTTCAGAGACCGCATGTTCTCAGTTTGGTTGATGGTAATGCCATCGGCCACCAGCACACCCGGCTCATCGTTGACGAGCTGCGCCTTGCGATGGCGCAAC